CAATTTAGTAGCAGATACAACCAGCCCTAGCGGTGTTACAGATGTTCTTGACATTGTGATAAGTTTAGACTGAGTGAGGGATAATCCAATAGTGACTTTCGATGTTACCCAGCGGGTGAGGATGTTGGTCAACTTTAATCCGATAGTGACAGACGATGATCTGAGTATATTTACATCCCTGTTATTGGTATTTACCAGCCCGATAGCGACAGATGATATACAGTGTTCTTCCTGTGTCCCCCAGCTTCCCCAGGCGGGTTCTGTGGCTCGCCAGTTGCGAACTATGACGTTATCAATCCAAACAGATGAAGTTCCCTGATAAATAGCAAACGATATCCTTCCGTTGATGCTATTATTAATCCAACCCATATCGGCATTGTCGGCTATCTGCCCATCGTTTAGATAGGCATCCACAGTTGGGCCGGCCCAGATGAAATTATTAAGTTCATGAAGTTCCCAAACGTCTTTTGTAGCATTAGCCCCAGTATCGATATAAGTAGCCCCATCATAGATCAATATATTTTCAGATTGGTCTGCGCGATATCCCAGTAAATAAGTTCCATTACCGTGCGCAATAGTTATGCTGGAGGTTTCGTCTTTGCGTAACCTTACTCTGATAGATATATCATCACTAGCCGCTACAATAGTACATATAGCGGTAGGACTGTTTGTGCCATCTCGATATAGCTCCAATGATCGAGAGCCGCCATATTTTTGACCGGTATCGATTTTAGCTGTAGATGACCCTGCGACAGTTTTAGACCAGATGATTGACCCGCCATTGGTATCAATATCATCCCCATCAGCGCCCCACTCAAAATCCTCAAACTTAATAAAAGTATCAACACCACTTGAGGCAACTTCCGCAGATGCGTTCCCATAGTACATATAAAAATAGGTTGCACTCGTACCAATACTGTCAAAATTAATCCAGATGGTAGCTAATTGGTTAGGTGTTGCGCCTGTGACTTCCTCAATCCAGTACGGCAGTAAAGTTGACCCGTCCGCTGTCGTAAACCTGAGATCATCAAAATCAGAGGCACACAAACCACCACAGTCTACATCTTCCCCGGACGCACCGGAGCTTTCCCCGACTAACAATTTCAACTGGTAGTTGGTAATCGCTCCGGATGCCCTTGATAACGATACCCGTTTTCTATATGTCCACCCTGATAAAAAGGCCATAATTTAGACCTCGATTTCGGTTAATGTTGCTTTGGTCATGGACCTCAACTCTATCTCAAGTTTGCCTTTTTCGGTCTTGAGGTAGTTTTCTCGCTTCCGCCAGCCCGCCTCCAGTTCTGCACGCTCGTTTGAAATGCCGACAATGAGGTCATCTATGGCAGCGATCTTCTGTTGAATTGCTATGATACTGGTTACTTGGTCAGGTTTGACTTCTGTGTATGTCAGTTCAAATTCCATATTGCCCCCTAGTCAGCTTTTATTTGTATCCGAGTTGTAGCTGTGATTTTGTCTCCGGCTTCCATCGGCATCCCGGCATTGTAAGCACAGATAGCGCCCAGTGCGTCAGCATCTGTGTTAACAGCGCCATGCCCCAACACAGTAACAGACACGCCTGCCCCGGCTGTAAACTCATGCGTTAACTGCAACGTGTCATCCGTTACAGTGGTTGTTTCCGATGTGCAGGTGGCGGCGGCAATAGCCAACCCGTCTTCCGTGCATTTGGTTATGCCTGCGTATGTCTGCGTTGCGTCCGCCGTAATGGACGTTTTAATTAATACTATTTTTGTCAGGGTAGTTGCTGCCTCCCCTGCCAGGAGCTTTCCGAGCTCGGTGAACCCTTCTGTCGTCAACGAGTCAACCTGTGGCATTGTCTTATCCTCCAAAAAGTTTTAGATATAATCCGTATACCAACACCGGCAGGCTAGTTTTACCCAGCCGGAATGACTGCCAGAGTTTTTTATTGCGATGATTGAGACAATACTGACAGCGGAATGTTTCAAAATTCTTTAAGAGCGGGTTTTTGGTAGTTTCGGAGTAGACAATCACCCGCCCGTTTTTGTCAGTGAGTTTTACTGTTGATTTAGTTTTTAAACCTGATTTCAACATTATGCTTTTATTCCCATCAGCCTTAATTTTCTAACCAGCACTTCCCCGATCAGGTCAACATCGCTGTCATTCCTGATTGAAAAATCGTGCATATTGATTTCGATTTTAGAAGATGTGTTCCCACCTGAATCTTTCAAGGGTGTGAAATTGTACCTTTCCGCCCCGGCTTCCCCGGCAAGGAAAAGAGTGGGTTTTGTGACGATCCCTTCCCCGCCCTTGGCCATGTAGGACGCTCCGAGTGCTCCACCCATCGCCAATATATCGTTCTCACTGATTGCCGATTGACCACGCTGGCTAATAATGCCCCGCAGAGCGTTGGCCATCGTAAAATTGTATCCGTAGTTCCACCAGTCCTTATTGGACTGAGATTCCGCCGCCATCCTTTCACGTTCTACTGCCAGTTTCTCAAGCTGCGCGTCACTCATAGCCATCCAGTCGTTTTTAGACATTTGAGCGTAAACACTCGCCTGAGATGAGCCTTGACTAATGTTGTACTGATCGGCCTGTTTGTCACTCACAGCTACGGCAGCAGCCCTGGCAGCCGCCTCCTGCTCATCTAAAAGTTTTCGGGTGGCAGCGGTTGCGGCATTGATCTCGTCGCACAGTTTAGCCGCTGCCGCTGTTTGTGCCTTGATTGCCTCTGAGGTTTTCCCGACGACGGTGCCGACCATTTCGTTTGTTATTCCGAATTTCTGCATTATAGCGTTGACGTCTTTCCCTTGTTCACCCATGTCGGCCAGTGCCTGGGTAATGTCCTCAGTAGAATAACCCATTGAATGCAGGGTGTTTATCACGTCATTGTATGTAAGTCCCATCTGTCCAGCAGCAGTCCGGGAATAGTCGAATTGATCTGTTATGTCCTTGATTGTCCCGGCCAGTTTTTTGCTTTCAGTAGATAAAGCGGAGGCGGTCCCGGTTGCCTCCTGCTGAGCTGCCGTGTTTTGAATAGTTGCCTGAGTTGATCCTTCCGTAGCTGTTTCAACCTCGCCCGCCGCCTCTTTGACTTTTTTCTGAGCTTCGGCATTAGCCAGGTTCTCCCTGGAACTTTCGACAACGCTGTCAGTCCAATTTGTAATATGTTCCCGGGCATTCATAAATTTGTCAGCGATGCCCAAAATGGAGTCGCCCAAATCCTTGTTGAATACCCCGACGAGTTTACCGACTCCGGTCATTACCAGCCCGATTTCCTTTGTGACAATCTCGACAAAGGGAAGAAGGACGGTGTTAACAATAAACTGAATGGCTGTGGCAAAGGCGATCTTAATATGTTCCCAGGAGGTCTTAAAAAATTCCGTCACTTTGTCCCAATTCTGATAAAGTAAAACACCAACTGCTATTAACGCCCCGATAGCGGCAATTGCAATTCCGATAGGACCACCGGAGGCGCTGAATAATGTACTCAACAGTTTCCATGCTGCGGTAATCTTGGGAATCATAGTCAACACCTGCCCAAGCACAAGCAAGCCCCCGCCGAATGCTGTTGTCACTACGCCCAGCACAGCGCCGATTACTGTCAACGTATTGGCAAGCCCTTTGTTTTCCTCGTACCAGTTTTTGATTTTGGTCACAATGCTGACTATATATTCCATGAGCTTATTAATGAGAGGTAATAAAGCTGCGCCCAATTCCGCCGAAGTGTCAACAAACGTCGCTTTCAACATCTGGAACTTCTCAGAGGTTGTCATTGTTGCCTGAGCTGCACGGTCTATGGATTTGACACCCTGCTCAAGTACTGAGTTGAGTAGTGCCTGCTGTTTTTCCGCCTCGGTTAGCTCGGATGCCGTTTTACCGATTGACTGAGCGTATATCTCGTTTGCTTCCGTGGCGTTGACTATAATGCCCAGGTTATCCAGGATAAGCGGACTCCCCCGGCCTATACCAGTTACAATGTCGTTAAATGCCTGAGTGGTGGTCAGTCCCATGACACGCGCTCTATCTCTGGCTATCTCCATCAGTGCGGTAAACTGATCTGTGTTAGTCGCTACTCCAAGCGTCATAGCCCGGTTAGCGGATAACATGAGGTCATTGGCGGAAATTGTGCCTTTTGAAACTTCCTGTAATGATTTCAGGATAGTGTCAGCAGATTGTCCGTGTGTTTTGGCAAGGTTCTCAAAGGCAATACGGGTTCCCTCAACGTCAATAGCGCTTTTAGCCATGAGGCCGAAAGCGGCAGTAACGGTAGCGCCAACCCCAACCATGACAGTACCCATTGACTTCATGGACGCGCCGATGTTGCCAAAATTACGCTTCCAGTCTTTTTCAGCCTTGCCTATTTCGCTGTTGAGCTTCGACATCTCGCCTTTGAAGCCGTCAATTTTAGCGCCGACCACGATCCATAAGTTTTTTGTTGCGTCCGCCATTTTTCTTTTCCTTCGCCTCTAACGCTGACTGCCACATTTTTACGACTTTCAGCATATCGGTGGGAGTTTGTTTCTGAGTTTTAGTTTCCTGGTGTCCCGGCATAAAATCAGCCGGAGTGTAAGGTTTTCCTTTCGGATCCCTGTTGATGTTCGCCAGGACTGAACAGATTAAGCCGGCATGGTAGTCCTGCCGTTCCAATCCGGCTGAATACCGCTCCATCAACGCGGATAGTTCCCTGAGAGTTAATGAGTAAAATTGACTGTCTGTAAGGTGTAAGTCATACCTCCCGATTGACCATAGTGTCAGGTAGTCGGGAGGCTCTGAGCGTTTTTTGAGTCATCCTTGGGGTCAGGGATTGCCAGCCCCCAGGCCTGCTGTATAGCCGCCGTCAACTCTGCCAGCCGGGTAAAGTCCAGCAGGTATCCAACATCCTCAACTGTTATGTTTCGGTCTTCCCAGATGAGGCACGACCAGATAAACGTAATCAGGTCAGATTCGTTATCCGGTTGAAATTCACCCTTGAGCAAAGACCGCCCGGTGATCTCCTGGAATTTCCTCATTCCGCCCAGCGTCATTCTGAGATGCCGTTCTTTGTCGAGATTGATTTTTACAATAGCTCCGGGTAATTTTTCAGGCATGATACTCCTCCTTCTATTCCTCAAGTGGGACTTTTATTGTTTCGCCGTCTTTGTTTATAAATGAGCGATAAGAGTCACCTATTGCTGTGATTTCAAAAAGCTCAGCTTCAATAGGTACTAATTTGTACTTTCTCAGCAGGGGTACGATCTTTTTGATGTCTTCGCGGTCTGCATAATACCGAACTGTTATTTCAGCCGCGGATCCCAGGTGCATACTAATATCAAGATCAATAACCTCTTTCAAACCTAAAGCCTGTAGGATTTCCAGACAAACAGGGTCACCACCACTAAAAGCCATATCTCCTCCTTCAAAAATAAGGGGCGGTTGTTAGCCGCCCCGGTTAAACTAGGCCGCGGGTCTGTGGACGTGGATTACGTAATCCACGGGCACTTTGCCCGTGTCGGTGGCCCGTACCGTGATCTTGGTATAGGTGTCAGCGTCATCAATCGCCAAAGCGCCGGACTGTATGCCGGAATCCAATGCGGTTTGTGCGCTGTCCGTTCCTGCGATGGTTGTCCATGCGACAAGAGAGGTGGCGGTTGCATCCGTGACAGTGAGCTTGACCCAGGCGTCACCAGTGGCAACACCCAGAGCGTATTCGTAAGTGGTTGCAGACCAATCAGGACTGAGGGTTATCACGCCGGAGGTGCATTCGCAGGTTATCGTGGTGACATTAGTCGATGCCGTGAGCGCCAGTGTGGGTTTGCCGGTGATTTTCAGGGAGGTGCTAAAGGACACTTTGCCGTCAGGCGTGAAATCCCCGGTCTGGAATTTGGTTACATAGGCGTAAAACGTCCATGTTGCCGTGATAGCAGTCGGGAAGGTGATAATGAAGGTCTGTTTTGTTTTTGCCAGCATATCGGAGTGCAGACCGATTTGCCCGTCACTGTCTGAATAGATGAAGTTACCCTCAAGTGACACCTCTCCGCCGTCCAGTAGTCCAGCAATATACTCCCGGAAGTAGTCGTCTGAGTCGTGGCTGGTTACATCGATGGTTTCGAGTGTGAGCGCAGGGCTCGTGAGTTTGGTTATCTCTGCAATAGGGTTGCCGTCACGGGTCAGAGTTACCCCGTAGGCCGAGATTGCCGTTGAAGCTGTCATGGTATACCTCCATAATTTTTTAATTTTCGGTAATAAAAAAGCCCGCCTGAGCGAGCCTTGTATTGACAATATCTGTATATTGTATGTATAATTTAGGTATGATTAAAAAGACAAATAAAATAAAGGTTACTTTTTATCTGGAACAACACCAGATTGACGGACTTAAAGAATTGGCAGCCTTGAAGGGTTTTTCAGTCGGGTTGCTCATCCGGCAGGCAGTTGATGCTTGCATCAAAAAGGAAAACACAACTGAAATTACAGGAACCTTCGGTACTGGTGGTTTAATTGATCGCCACAAATATCAGCCCCGGAAGTTTAAGGAGTAGAGATTATGGAAGTCTGTAAATTAGAATTAGCTAATTTAATAAGTATCAAATTCACAGATCAAGTTATCCCAACTCATAATAATGAAGGCGTCGTTAAACAGTGCTCGATAATAGAAATGAATCCTAATAATGTTAAATACCAAATAACTGTTAGAGTGGATAACGGCGAATTGAAAGGAATTGGCGAGTTAATTGGAGCTTCGATTATTTGGGATAAATGCGAATTAAAAATGGATAAGTCAGATTGATTTATCCTCCTGTTATCCTCCAGTTTATGCGTTATAACTGATTAAATAGTCCGTATGAATCCCGCTAATATCCGGATTGTCATCATTCGGAAAGTCGCCGGACTGCTCCTTAAAGCATGAACCAATAACCAACCCGCTCCACGTCCCTTTCTCACTGTCGATAGTGTTAAAGATTGCCGTGTCAACTGCCTTACAACCCAAGTATGAATCATCGAAGGAATTAATTTGGATACGGCAAGTTGAGAAGTTAGAGAATCCGTCCTGAGAGTGAAGGGGCACATCATCTATCGCCTGAAGCGTCACATAAGGCAAGGTAACGTCCTGCGGTATCTTTCCTATGTAGTACACCCGCTGACTAA